AGGCTCATATGGTCCGGAAATAACCAATGTTAGTTTTCAACTAAAATATAAACCCGATCCTTGTGTAACTAATCCACTTTACAGTCCAGATTGTCCAAAGTTTCAAGAAACATTACAAAAGAATTTAACTACTACAACTACAGATACTGCTAAAGTAGAAACTACTGAATATACTGTTGCAGGTTACCAAGAATCACCTAAACCTAAGCCTGGTGATAAACAAGATTTATTTGAAAAAGAACCAGGTGTAAATGAGTATCAACTTGATCAAGAATTTAGAGCTGTAGATGTAAACATTGATAGGTTAATAGATACTCTTATAAAGATAGATGACAACCAACAACGAGAACAACGTATATCGCTAGAAGCATCTACCAGTGCTATTCAAGAAACAGAAAAATTAACTCAACAAGTTATACGACAAGCAGAACAAGTTGCTAGTAGGTCTGCAAGATTAAGTATTGAAACTAATAATGGCATGCAACAACAATCTAGTATTGGTGGTTCAAACAAAGAAAATAAATCACAACAATCACTAAGTTTATTTCAAGCTCCTACAACTAGTACCGCAAGTACTTTTCAGTTACAAGGAACAACACAACAGTTTAGTGTTTTGCAGTCACCAAACACACAAAACAATACTAGTGCAGTTACATCAACTCAGGATTTACAAATAAAGCAGAAAAATACTGCAACATCAAATATAACACTACAGTCTAATAGTCAAGAAATAACCAGTACTATTGGTCTAACAAATAGTATTACTAGTTTAATTCAAAACACAGCTAGCACAACAACACAATCACTGCAATCAGCAAGTTTAAACCCGCTACTAGGGCAAACACAAGATATTCCTCAGCAACAGTCTAATTTTTTAACTAATAAGGCAGATCCACTAAACGCTGTTTTAGAAGCTAGACATGCTAGTGAAGAAGCTAAACAAGATAATAAAATTAGCACTGTTCAACAAAATGTTCAAGATAGCGAGTTAGCGGGCAACTTGTCTATTGCTAATATTGCCAGGCTTCCCGTAGGTTTTAATTCATATTTAATAGCACTAGCAGACGCTAGTTTTTATCAGCCCAAGGAAATTTATCGTAATCAACGTACCGTAGATAATAGACGTGCACTGCAAAGCTTACGCAGTGATCAGCTGCACCAGCAGATGATAAATCAACAGTGGAGGTAGCCGTGAGTGAAGAGAAAGTAAACTTAGATAAAAAAGTAGATGAACTAGAAGCTGCGGCTAAAAAGTATGCTAGTAAAGATACTGTTATTAGTGTAGGTGGCTATGATTTTACTCCAGCTAAACTAATGGTAGCTGCTACATTGTTAAGCAGTGTGTTAGGTGCACTATACGGTGCTTTTGAAGTATATAAAGATTACATTGGCATGAAAAAGAAAATTGCCGAATATGTAGCACCTGATTTTAGTGAGTTTGATAAACGACTGGCAGTTATAGAGGAAAATTCTACAAAAACAGCTAAGGCTGTGCAGGATGGAAGCGATAAGACTGCAGAATATACTCGCGATATTAAAAATGATCTTAAGGGTGATATACGCAGACTAGAAAAAGTTGTTGAAAGTATAGAAACTAGTAATAAAACACAGCAACGTGAAATAGATAAAACTGTGCAGGAAATTAAAGTTGAAGTACGTAGTATACAAAAAGCTGCTGATCAATCACTTAACGCTGCTACAAAAGAGATGAACAAGATGAGCGCTGATAATGCTAAGGCTATTGCTGCCAATAATCGAGAAGTAGACGCTAAACTTAAGGCACTTGACCGCAAGATTAGTGAAGATTTAAAGAAAGCACTAGACAATCCACTAGCTAACAAGTAAGGATACATATGAGTGATAAACCAGAAGTTAAACCATTAACTCGTAGTGAAAAAGAAGCTAAAATTAAAGACAAAGCAGGTTTTGTAATTGTATTTTTAGCAGCATTATTAGCTATTAATACAATGATTGGTGGTAGTAATAGTAGTAAAATACAAAACAATACCATACAAGCTAATAACATGTGGGCTTGGTATCAAGCTAAAAATGTGCGTGGAGTTCTTTACGAAATTAATGCTGCGGAAACTCAAATCCCTGCAAATAAGGAAAAGTTTTTAGCTGAAAAAGAACGCATGGACAAAGATAAAAAAGAGATTATGGAAAAAGCTAAAGCACTTGAAGCAGAGCGCGATTTAGCTAAACAACGTAGCCCTTGGTTTACCTGGAGCGGTAGTATCTTACAAATTAGCATTGTATTGTTAACTGCTAGTATACTAGCAGCTAGTATGCCAATGTTTTGGATTAGTACTATAGTTGGTGTGCTTGGCAGTTTATTAGTCAGCCAAGCACTTTGGATGTGGATTCCATGGTTAGGGTAGCATTACTAAGCATATTACTAGCAAGTTGTAGTGATATGTACCGTTATCCATGCCAAAATCCAGATAATTGGGAGCATAAAGTTTGTAAAAGACCTTATTGTAGTGCCAATGGTACTTGCCCAGAAGATTTAACACCCTATGAAAAAGCCAATAATATCAATAATAAACAACCTATCAGTGTTAGTGCACCAAAGGATTGCAAATGATTAAAGATTTGTGGGAAGGCCCCCGCTATACAGAAGATGAGTTAATGGCTAGGCTTAAGTTTTTTATTGGCATGATCTTAGCTCTTACACTATTTGGAATTGTTTTTGTTGTACTCTACAGTCTTATATTTGTTACACAGCCTATGAACGGTATGAGTCCTGTAGATAATAAATTTTTTGAGTTAATTATTCCTATTGCTACATTTTTAACAGGTACATTAAGCGGTATTATGTTAGCAAGCGGAGATAAAGAAGCTCAAAAACAGGCACTAGCTGCTGCAAATAAAGGCTGGGATAAACCACCTAGCCCACCACCACAACCTACAGTAACTATTGGTAGCGGTGGTATTACAGTTAGTCAAATGCCTCAAAGTAGTAATCAAAGTGTTACTGTAGGTTTTGGCGGCAAGCCTATGCCACCACAACCACCATTCCCAGAACTATAAAAGGAAATTTTATGCAAAAACTTTTAATTGCACTTTTTGCTACTAGTCTACTAGTACAACCTGTGTTAGCAGCAGATGCAAAAAAAGAAGAACCGAGTAAGAAAGAAGAAAAAGCACCCGCTAAAAAAGAAAAGGCTTGTATTGATAAGATGAAAGATGGCAAACCTGTTATTGGTAAAGATGGTAAACCAGAACAAGTATGTAAAGAAGTCAAGGTACATGAAAAACTAGAAGGAACTAAAGTACCTGACAAAAAGTGAAATTAATCCACAATAGGCGGCCTATGAGTAAAAGCTCTAGTAAAAAACAGCGTAACTCTAACGTAATACCTCTTGAATTTGGTTTTAGAGATGTAAAACCACTAAATTATATTCAAGAAACATACCTACGTGCTATACATGAAAATGATATAGTATTTGGTATAGGCAGTGCCGGTACTGGAAAAACTTATATTGCAGCTAGTTATGCGGCCGGTGAACTTTTTCACCGTCGCGTAAAGCGCATTATACTAACGCGACCAAATGTAGAAACTGGTCGTGGACTAGGATTTCTTCCTGGCACGTTAGAGGAGAAATACGCACCATATTTAGAACCATTTGATGAAATATTTACCCGTAGCTTAGGCAAAGGATTCTATGAATATGCATTAAAAAATGGTGATATATTACCTAAACCACTAGGATTTATGCGTGGAAGCACTTTTGAAAACTGCATAGTCCTATTAGACGAAGCACAAAATGCAACTAGAGATGAGATGAAAATGATCTTGTCACGCGTTGGTAAAAACTGTAAAATAATAATTAGTGGAGATAGTGGTCAAAGTGATATTACAAACAGTGGACTAGAGGACGCTACTCATAGATTAAAACACATAGAAGGTGTAGAGGTAGTTAGATTTATGGATAGTGACATAGTACGCAGTAGACTATGTAAAGAAATAATTTTAGCGTATAAGGATTAATTATGGCAAAAACCTACAAGCCAACCAGCGGAATGGCTAGTGCTGCTAGACGAGCACTTAAGTGGAAAGACGAAGGCAAACCAGGTGGAACACTTGTAGGTTTAGCCCGCGCAAATCAGCTTAAAGATAGAGAGCCGCTTAGTGCTAGTACAGTATTACGTATGTACAGCTTTTTTAGTAGACATGAAGTAGACAAGCGCGCTACAGGATTTAACAGTGGTGAAGAAGGATTTCCTACTAAAGGTCGCGTAGCCTGGGACCTTTGGGGCGGAGATGGTGGTTATAGTTGGAGCACTGCTAAACGCAATCAAATTATGCGTGAGCGCGAAGGTAAAGCACTACAGCTAGTAAAATTAACACAAAAAGGTATGCTTAGCGAACCACTAAGACTAATGGCTGCTCAAGTGCTAGAAGATTATGCTAATCAAAATATTAGTGAAGAATTAGAAGCATTTGGTCAGTTTATGTATCATGCCGAATTATTACGAAATGACCATTTAGATATTTATCTACTAGATCTACATCGCGTAGATCAACCATATCGTGATATATTAGTTACAGTATTTGATGAACTAGATGTATATATTGGGTATCAACATATCTTAAATATAATCTTGATAAAGCGCCTAAACAACCAAAACCTACAAAACAGCAAGAGTATAGATCTATATTAGTAGAAATGTTAAACTGTTTTGAATATGACGAATATCCAGAAGATATAGTACAGTATATTAATGAAATACAAAGAGTATTACAATTAAAAACAATAAATAGCAAACACATTGAAAAAATACAGGCTATGTGTACTGTTCTACTTGATAAATACAAATAAAAAAGCCCGCTATATGCGGGCTTTTTATTATTTTACAACTTCTAGACTAGGTGATTCTTCTGGCTTTGGTAGTTGTGGTTGTGCTTGCTGCTGTAATTTTGCAGTAAGTGGATTAGCTACTTTAGCTGGTAACTCTTGTAAAGCAGCTAGTATAGCATTAGCTTCATCAATTGTAATTGTAAATGTAAGTTCTTTTTCCATTATTTTATGGGACACGCCCCCGTTGAACAGTCATCACCAACAATTTCGTCAAAACTGTTAGCGCTTTCTAAATTAATTGGCTTTAAATTATATACATAGTCTTTAAATGTTTGCTCGTCTACAACTTCTTGTGGAAGGTATAGATAGCCTAAATCTTGAGCTGTTTTAGTTGGATCAGTTCTATAGATAAAACTTACGCCTACATAGCAATCCCAGTTATTTAACAACCAATCTATAATTTCACTAACTTCACTAGGGTCGTAACTAATTGTTACACTAGTGTTTTGCTGAGTCCAGCTAGTTTGCAGCAGTTTATATCGCTCTAGCTGATGTACTGCGCTCTCCAAGTTTACTTCTTTGCCAGCTTCTTTGTGAAATGGTACATCTTTCCACTCTACAGGAAATGTTACTAATACACCTGTTGGATCTGTGGGATGATTAATTACTTTATATCCAGCATCACGCAATAACGGAATCATTGGATCAAAAGTACTAAACTGTACGTTATTGAAAATGTACTTGCCTAGTGGCTTGTGAACACCTTCAGTACAATCCATAATCTTACTTAGCGTTCCACTCGGCTTAACGCAGGTAACATTTTTAGGGCGTGGCAATCCTAGTTCATCGGCCATGCTAGTAGCAGCAGCTGTAGCGGTGCGTTTAAGATACTCATAGTCATAGCTAGTCATATCTGGACGCATTGCAATACCTGTTAAACCAACCCCGCAGAGACGTAGGAAATAGTTGTTAAGGTGCCATGCTTCTTGTAAGATCCCGTCTTTAAGGTTAACACAGGTCTGACGATAATTTGCCCTGGCAGCCAGTCTGATCGCATCGTGTAATCCAGCGGTATCTCCTTTAAACTTGGAGATGTCCGTTTCTGTAAGGTTACAGAAGGACTTGTTGCCCAGTAAGATTTCGACGCATGGATTTGCTCCTTTAAACCACGGAGCACGGCGAAGAGCTTCTTGTTCATTAATAAATCCTGGTTCACTACCACCAGCCTCTAGCATTAAATTAAATATTTGTTTAAGCTCAGCTCGTGTTGGTTTTTCCTTGAATACTAAGCTGTTATTTGACTGTTGACGATGTGGACGATCATAAAGCCAAAAATCTTTCTTAGCTACTGCAAATTCTT